ATAGTAACACCCAAAGCATTTGCCATAATACCAAATGCCCCCGGGAGTCTTTCACCGAGCTGCCTTCTCAGCTCCTCGGTGGTGACCTTGCCTTTTGATAACATCTGCTCGAGTGCGAGGTACACTCCTGAGAGTTCATCGGTTTTAAGTCCTAAAGTACCTGCGGCTTTAGATACTGAGTCAAATATTTGCTGCGTTTCTCCCGCAGATATATTGGACTGTATTGCGGCTGCACGAAACTTGATATATCGCTCAGACAATGTAAGCAAGTCGCCTCCATAGCTTATAGCCACCTTCGATAAAAACTGTTGTGTCTCGGCAAGTTCAGTTGAACTTTTTATAATAGTTTGCATCGAGAAATTCAACTGGTCAATCGCTTTCGTCTGCGTAAACACTGCTCGTCCTAATCCAATTACGGCTTGAACCGATAAATATGCTGCTGCGTATGTCTTTATGGCTGAAACGAGTTTGCCCCAAAGTCCGACAGTGGGTGCAAGTGCCTGAATTTGTCGTTTATTAGCTGCCATTGCAGTAGTCAATCTCCTTATCTCGGATGCTGCATGTGGAGTTGTCTTCCCGACTTGCGCCAACTGAAATACCAATAGTGCATACTGCGCGCGTAAACGCCCAATGCTCCCGACCTGTTCTATATTTATCCGTGACTGTAATTTTTCTTGCTGTAAATTAGCAGTCCTTTGTGCTTTTTCTTTTTTAAGGGTTGCTACTAGTTGGTCACGTTTTGCCTTTTCTGCTGTGATTTGTTTTGTTAGATCCTGAGTTTCAACTCTACTTGTTGATTGCCTTCTTAAAATTTCAAGAAGTTTAATCTGCTCTTTAATTTTTTCAACACTGCCAGATGGCTGCGCTGCGATAATGGCCTCTTGCTTTTGACGTGCCTGTGCCTGAGTTACACTTATTTTATCTAACCTTATTTGCTCCTGCTTCTTTGTGATTAACTTTTGGTTTGCTACTATCTCTTTATTGAGGGCATTTAACTTTTTAGTGTCAGTAGTTAGCGTTTTTTGATAGGCTAATTCTTTATTAATCGCTTTTAGCTGAGCTAATTCATCAGGTGCTGTAGTCGTTACGGATCGTAGTTTCCTAGCATTATCTTGCTCAGCAGCAATCCTCTTTTCTTCGGCAGCAACTTGCTTCCTTTTTAATATACTTTGGTCTAAAGATTTATTGTATTCTTTTAATTGGTCTTTCTGCTGATTTATGGTAGTGATTAATTTCTTGCCCTCTTCTGTATCTTCACGTTTCGCGGCAGTTAATGCCTTGTGTTTGGCAATATTCTTTTTAAGTTCCTCTTCTAATTTCTTTATTGATGTGCTGATTTTCCCAGTACTCGTCTCAATTGCTTTGTTCGCAGTAATAAGTTTTGACGTGTCAATATTCGCGACTGCCCCTGAGCCTACATTCGATAACGCCTTTTTCCACTTTTCGTCCTGCGTTTTAAGTAATTTGTCAATATCCTGTAGCTGCTTAGTAAGTTTTTCCTCATTAATCAGCATGTCATATTCCAGCGTACCAAGTTTATCTGCCATGATATAGATTTTTAGCAAATATACGAAAAAAAGAGGTTGTTATACCTCTTTGCTTTTGGCATCTTCCTTAGCCTTCGCCTTTTCCGCGCTCAGTCGATTCTGTTCCATAACAAAATCCAAGTCAGATTTTTTAGTTTTTTTACCTTTGTCGTAATCGACCCTTGGCAAGTCAATACACATAATAGTCCTCAACGGGATGGAGATTACATGTTCGTATTCATAATTGGTCGTCCCCGGCCATTCTTTCATGAAGCTGGATTTCTCTCCGATTGCAGTTCTGCTGACAATTGTTTCAGTTCTGTCCTTGTCAACCTCTTCTTCAATGTATTCATCTCCACTATCAATTGCATATTCTGAAAAAAAAAGCTAAGGTCGAGTGCTTCGTAGACAGTCAAAAGTGCAGTAGACAATTCTCGAACGATTGATTTTCGATATATCCAACGCCAAAAATACCAATGAAACAATTTTATCTTCCAAGGCTTTTCCAATATCAGCATTGATACGCATTTTGAAGCAATGGTATTATTCTTCGCCATCAGCTCAATCATTTCCCTTGCTTCTGCTTTTGGGTTTGGATCGCGCTGCGCTATTAAGTATGATATTTTACCTGCTGTCCATTCTTTCATGTACCTGCAATTAAACTTCCGTCCATTTGCAACGGTAATAATGAATGGAACGTCCTTGCTGATTTCGTATTGCTTCTTTTGGGCTTCTGGGGATAATGATTTAGTGGTTTGTGTTATTTCTGGCATATTACCATTTTATTTTAATGTTTCCATCTACAACTGATTCGACAGAATAGCCTGATGATGTTAGTACTTCTGTCGCCTCATCAGAAATAGAATCAATAATAGTCCAGTCGCTTCCCATCTTAGCCCTACTTTTTATCACGCCGAATATATCATTCATCGACGGATAATTCTGGGCAGTAATTTCTCCTGCTTGTTTTGCTGTAAATTCTCTCATTTTATTTATTTCAGTTTCACAAATATACAAAATATTCTGATAAGACAAAAAAAATCCCTGTTATTAACTAACAGGGATTTTTTTTATAGTTTCACGATTTCCGCTTTCATCTGCCGGTATCTGGCAACTCTGTACCGATGTCCTCTTGCCCAATCGGCATTCAGAACTTCTGCGTCAGATTTTTTGTCGCACAATTCCCAGCGTGACCAAGATTTTAACCACTTGTCGTCGCCAACTTTTATGACAAAGCGTTCTTCGACTGCTTTCGCCGCTTTTGGAACCGAATCAGTTTCCTCAATTACTCTCTTTTTCTCATCGGTTCGTTTGTCGAGTAATCCTGATTTCTTCTTCATATTACTATGGAGTAGGTGTTCCTGGTTCTAGCAATATTACATCGCCTGCTTCGTAGCTTGCATCTACCGTACCTGCAAGTACCGTTCCTGTAATGTCCATACTCCAAACATCTTCGCCTGATTTCTTCAAAGAAGCTACCATTTCGCAATGTGGGAATATAATGCCCCACCCGTTCGTGTATATAAGCATTACCATCTGATCTGAAATAGTTTTCAGTGCCATGCTGTAAGGATACGGATTGAATGTATCATTCAATGTTTCCCCTGATACTGCCGAGCCAATCTCGCCTGTTCCAGTACGTGCTGCTACTGTGTAAAATGTTGTTGCAATAGCATTTGCCATATCTGGAACACGGAAGGTAAATCCTGTAGTACCTGCTGCATACCGAACCGCGATAGCTGTGGTAGTCTGATCGACATTTACCTCAGTCTTTGCACCCTGCACCTGATCCATTGTGAGGGAGTTTTTTAAAGTCCATACAACCTCTGTCCAGTCGGTAAGGTCACCTACCAACCCTCTAGGAGCGAAATAGACTTTTGCTAAGTCCGTGGGGGCAATCACTGTCCCCGTCTTAGCCGTATAAGTTGCTGCCATAATATTTATGTTTTAATAAATTAAACAATCCAAATTTACAAGTGTAGCATGGAAGCCGTGTGTGCCCCTTCTGCCAACTTGATTTTTTTTATCAAACGTATAAGGGCTTATATTTGATGGCAAAGCTCCGAGCAATGCGTCATACATTTCTGTTAGCCTTGTCATATTCAACGTCCCTTTTTTGTCTATGTCCCTTGCGAATAATTGTACCAAGCAAACACAACGTGCGTGCCCTGCCTTATCTAGCACCATACCATTAATATCTATTACAACAAAATCGTCAATATCAGCAACGGCAGGTCGATTCGATATAAAAATATTATCAGATATTCCCTCTGTTGTCAATAAATTCCAAAGGGCTGTTAATATTAGATCCGGATTTGCGTTAGTTGCTATCATATTGTTTCATTTTTGTTTTAAAAACGATACCTACTTGTTCTTCCTCTAATACAGCGCCATCATATTTATCATCTACAATAGATGAGTAAGGCATTGCTGCTACATAGTATAAAGCAAACCCATCTGTCATGGTGGCTATTTCAAAAGAGGGCTGAAGAAGTTTATTAATAAGTTCATCACTTCCCCACCACGCACGAAAAACATCGTGCGCATCATCATTGTCTGTATCTATAACCATTTCGCTCCCCTCTACGATTCTTGAATCGAGAGGATATTGATCTGCTCCTGATCGAGGATCTGATGCCCTCTTATTCGGCGTGAATATCCTTTCAAGCACGCCATCACGATAGATGGCACATCCGATAGAATCCAGTAAGTTTCCAGTCCAATAAATACCAAACGGACGCAAACTGTCCAAGTCGAAGGCAGTCGCCTCCATTGACGACATAATGCGACTATCAATAATCGCCCTTGCCTTCAATATTCCCTTTTCTATAATTTGCGCGTTTCCCATCTGTTATGCGTGGCTTTTATTAGCCCATAATGTAGTTCCGTAAGTCTTGCCGTTTTCTTCGTAAATGTTATCCGTAGTGCGCTGTACAATCGTCATCTCAACAGGTGTCCCGCTAGCAACAAAAGTCACTGTAACGGTATCCCCGATCTCGATTGGAACACTGATACTTTCGCAAAAAATAGTATAATCTGAAACGAAAACTTCTCGACGAAGTGCAGTGCTTCCGCCAACTGAACTTTGACAATCGCATACACCCGACCATATTTCAGCGATAGTTGCTGTCTGAGGTGGTGTTGCACTCAAAGTTGCCCTGCTAATTATAGCAGTGTGCGGGAATTCTGGATTCGTCAAGGTTACGCTCATCTTTACTTATTTTTAAGTCCACAAAAAAGTACCATCTTTCATGCCTGTATTTCCAACAATTTCTTCGCCGTATTTTTGGTAAATAGCATTGGCTTGGTCACGGAACATTTTCCGATCAGTTACGCCAACTGATATTCCACCAATAGTACGCTTCCAGTTTCCTCTTTGGGTTGAGTCGCTTCCTGTAGAAAAGGCATTGAACATAATCATGTAAAGATCAGCGGTACACAATTCCTTTTCCTCGGTAGATACATCTGACTCGTCCGAACCTGGCTCAACATCTCTTTTCAGGAGTACTGAGTTCATGTTCTGGTCAGTGAATTGATAAGCGAACAATCCTTGTAGGTATTCTTCTATTGTTGTCATAGTGCAATCAAATTAACTTTATGATGCGGCCTCGTCAGTTGTTAGCTGTATGATGTACTTCGGTGCAGACGGTACACAAAGGGCAGTCAGTTCTGATTCAATTGTCTGAATGACATTTTTTGAATCGAAACGTTGTGTCAATTTAGTACGGCCACCATCGAACATTGCGATACGGGCACCAGGATCTTGAAGAACGATAGGCTCAACGGCCTTGATAGTTCCAATTTCTCCAGCAGGAAGTAATGCAACTACGGCCTCGTCGAATGGACGAATCTGAGTGTAATCAACAACCCTTGTTACGGGATTATATTTATCAACAGAAACGATGCTATCGATAATCTTAATTGGAGGAAGTCCAATACCAATTAAATAAGCCTTGATTACATCATCCGTAAAGATCATGCTACCAACGTTCGTAAGGTCAGCGTTAAGATTCAATCCCAATGCAACGGCAGATTTTACATTTGCATGTGCGCGGAAAATATACCAAAGTGCTTTCGACATTTCGAAGTTCCCGTAAGGAATGAAATTGGTATCGGCATGTAGCGTCATGTCCATCAAGTCGCCAATTGGATTTGCAGAAGCAGAACTCCATGCAAATTTAGTTCCATTAGAACCAAAACCACCAGCTTTCTTTTGATTTGCAGCCAAAAGACCGAAAGAGAACGTCAAATCTTGGATACCTCCAGGATTGTTAGTCGAAGTAATCGCGAACGAGCCAACTGATACCGCTTGGTGTCTTTGGTAAGTCAGCGTGTTATAATTACCACCAATAAGTTTATCAGTGTTATTGAATAACAACTTCGCAAGGTTCTCTTGCATCTTCGGTGTTACATTACCAAATCGCTGTGCCAAAATCATTTGTTCTCTAATGACTTTTTCATCGATAGTGAATTGGTGCTTGAAGCGTGGAATTTTACCAGCAGAAACAGTCGCGGTTTGATTCGCGTGAGTTCCACCCGGAGAATCAATGTCAACAAAAGTTGCCATCGCGTAAACTCCTAATTCAGCCTGCAATTGCTCGTAACTGAAATCAATCTGAATGTTATCATCCCATGCAAACCCTTCGGTCTGCGGCATATTGTACTTGTCGGCAAAAAGCGTATCAACAAATTCTTGATAGTCCTTAGCACCGCCAAGACCCAACGCCATGATGTCGTAATAACTAGAATTTCTATTTATCATGTTTTAAGTTTTTAACGGTTAATAAGAATCATCAAATGCAACTTGCGGAATTCCCGCTTTTACGATGTCGGCCATTAAAGGCGTGCGTTTTGCATACACTTTACCAGAATAAACACCTGCAACAGTTGAATAAGTGGTATTAGCATCTACATATACGTCATTCGCGGTTAAGCAATTCGGTACGGCATAAAGTGCTTTCCCAGCACCAGTAGCAGCAGCCTCAACGATAAGATCACCTGCTGTTAATACTCCCAAGCTATCGGCTGTAATAGTAATGGTGTCGAATTCAGTCCCCTGAGTCACTGTTCCAACCGTGACGGCTGCTCCAGTTGCTACCAATGTAGCTGGTACTGGCATGACAAATACGCCTGCAATCAATCGGGGTAAACCCGGCAGTACGACAAGTTTCAGTTCTGTAGAACCCGAAGTGATAGTCGTATGTACTTTGTAAAAGTTAAGCACCTTCGCTGTGTGTGCTGCGGAGTCTATTTCAACAGGCGAACCTACTGCAAGAACTTCCCCTGCGGCGGGTGGATTTACCACCTTGCCCCCAGCTTGCCACTTTCCAAGTATCTCTATCCAGACAGGTACTCCACCTCCAAAGGTCGATGTTCCTGTTCCGTAAGCATTTCCTGTACTCATAATATTTCTTAATTTTTAGCTTCAGGAATTTTCCCGCTGCTAATTAATGTATCTTTCAAGTTCTTTAACGTAGCAGCTCCGGCAGCATCTTTGCCACCACCTGAATGACTTGCCACTGGCTCCAATCCGCCAAGTCCAGATGCAGAACGAATACCCTCGTATTGGGCTTTCCAACCCTCGATGATTTTGTCTGCATTTTCCGGCGAAGGATTCAGTTTCAAGTGTATGTCAAGCGATTGTTCACACAATGCCTTCTCTGCTTCAGAAACTTGGTATTTAGTATAGAAGTTGGTTTTTGCCTGAGCAACCAGTGTTTCTGTTTGCTTTGTTTTTTCGATACCGTCGAGCTTCCCAGTTATTAACAAATCCTTTTTTTCCTGAGCCTCTAGGTGTGCTTTAAACCATTCTGGAGCATCACTTACTGGAGGCGTTGGTGGAATCGGAGGAATTGGAGGAACTATAGGCGGCACAATAGGCGGAATAGTTGCGGGTGGTGCATCTTTTACAGCTTTAGCTGCGACTGCATTTATATTTCCTGCAAGTTCCGTCAAAATAGGCTTGTACGTTTCTATTAATGCTGGGATTGCTGTTTCTTCAGTAACTCCAACGGAGAGGGAGGCGGCTATTTTTTCTAGCGTTCTGTCTGAGATTGACGTGTTTTCTCCACGTGCGGTTTTTAGCTGTTCTAAGATTTTTTCTTTCATAGCAATTATTGGCGCTTATTTTATGCGCTGTATGCAAATATAACAGATTTAAACTAAAAAAATATAAATAATTTAAGATAAGTATTGTAGATACAGAATATTTTGTATCTTTGTGGGGA